CTACAAGATACACTTCTACCCTTGGAACGTCTTTCCTGAATACGTCGTCAAGCCCCGGCTCAGTAAAGCCGATCTGTCGGAGGAGGAACGGGGCCTCGTAGAGCAGTTCAAGTTGACCTTGGGCCAGTTGCAGTGGCGCCGAGACAAGATCGAGGATATGGATGATAGCGAAGCTGTCGGCGGTGCCAATTTGTTCCCACAGGAATATCCTATCTCGATGGATGAGGCGTTTCTGGCTTCGGGTAAGTCGGTATTTCGCATCGTTCCGCAAGCAGTCGGCAAAGTCATAGAGAAATCGAGGTTCCTTCGCATCTGGCGTCAGCCGGTTTCACAACATAAGTACACTGCTGGTGTGGATGTGGCCGCTGGAGTTGGAAGTGATCGCTCGGTCATATCGGTGATCGACTGCGATACCTTCGAGCAGGTTGCGGAATGGGCCTCCGATTGCGTAGATCCTGACGAGCTGGCCCACGAGATCAGGGATCTCGCGAAGCGGTTCAACGAGGCTAGCGTTGTACCGGAGCTTAACAATCACGGTTTGGCAACTATCGAGTCGCTGCGTCGTATCTATCCTGTTGGAAAGATCATGCAGCGTTACCAGTATGACAAGCGCGAGGCCATAGAGCGCACGGACCAGTTAGGCTGGCTGACCACGCAGAAATCGAAGAGCCAGATGATTACTGCGCTACGCAAAGCGTTGAGGCACGGCTTGAAGGTGTACTCTGAGGAGGCGAGAAGCGAGCTGACGACCTTCGTCGAAGACGATCATGGTGCGCTCGGAGCGCAAAGCGGGTGCTATGACGACCGTGTGATCGCCTTGGCGCTGGCCGTCGTAGGCTACAAGCACCTTTACTATCCTGCTGACATCGTAGTGCCTAACGATACGAAGCACTTTTCGTTCAAGACGCAGCGTCAACTTGCCATCAAGCAGTTCGTGGCAGCAAAAGGTTTGAAGCCGTCGGTTTTTCATAACAGGCCGAATACGGGGTTTGCTAACTAAGATGAAAACTACACTTCTGGACTTAATTTTTACTAAGAATCGGTACTGGATATACTGGACATCTCGTAGGGATGGTTCTACACATAGTCAAGCACTTTGGACTATGTTGATTGAGGAGAAAAGACCTTATTGGAACGCAGAAACTTGATGGACCTGAAAGAGGTGGTAGATGTCAGACATAGAAGTCTTTCCATCACGGGAAAACCAGTCAGCCATCATGGAAGGGGCGTTCCCTGACATACCCAAGCGTGGCCGCCCCGCAGGGGTGTCAGCCTCCCAGTGGTTGACTCAAATCGAGGCGTGTGAACGCAAACACCAGTGGAGCTTCTCGCAAGCCAAAAGGAACGTCATAAAGTACAAAAACCGCATCTCGGATGACCGCATCACCGTGCCCATGTTGACACCTATGGTCGAAGTAAAAAGTGCTCTGGCTACCTTCCGTGACCCCTACATCTCCATCAGACCGATGCACCGCGCGGCTCCTACCACTCCGGAGGAGATCCTGGGTGCAGCCGTCAAGGAGACGTACATCAACTGGCTGTGGCGTCAGATTAACATGAAGGACACCACCAGGAGGGTCACAAAGGATGCTCTCCTACTTACCGGTCTAGGCATTACATGTCCTGGTTATACGACGATACCAGGCACTGACGCGCATCACCTCTCGTATGATACGCCCATTGCGTCACGCGTTTCGCCGATGGACTACTTCCTTGACTGCGAGGCTGATGCGTCCTCTAACGCGTACTATGGAGTGCGATGTATCTATCTACCTATACCCATTGCCGAGGCGATGTTCAAGAAGAAGCCCGGAACTTTCAAACCCATCAAGTTCTCCAGGTGGGGTAAAATCAAGCAGCAGGTGCAGGAGGCTTCAGTAAACCTGCTCACGGACTATCGGCGTACCATACTATACGAAGTACAAGACTTGATGAGTGGAAAGTTCCTCTACGTCACACCTGGCTACAGCTCCTTTCTGGACTCCTTCAACAATCCTTACCCCATCGACGGTCTGCTGCCGGAGTTCCTCGAACCGATGCCCATACCAGACGACATAGATTGTATATCTGAGGCATCCTTGATAATTCCTCAACTTGATGAACTTAACCAGTTACGCGAGTTCTGGTGCCAGCACTGGAAGCGCCTGCTCCCCAAGTACCTGACTGAGGAGAACGCAGCAACCGAGGAGCAACTCGACAACCTGAGGAGCGCTGATGAGAACGAGTTCTGCCAGGTGCGCGATCCTGCGGGCATCAGATTGCTTGAGGTGCCGAACGTGCACATGGACCTGCAGTACCACGAAATGGCTATCAAGGATGACATCCGCAACCTGACGGGCTTCAATGAGTATATGGCCGGTGGCGGTCAAGGTAAGACGAAGACTGCTTACGAGACTCAGCGCATTGAGGCTGGTTCCGGCATTCGCATTTCCGATTTGAACGATTTCGTCGAAAAGCACTGTGCAAACGTGGCACGAAAGTTGCTTGCTATCGCAACGGCTTTCCTTACAAGTGACGAAATGCGTGAGATCGTAGGGTTGCCCGCCGACCTCCGTGCGTTGGGTCTACCTTTCAACATCGAGATCACGGATGAGGTCATCAAGCGTGACTGCCTAGTCACGATCCAGGTTGGCTCTATGACGTTGCCCAGTAAGGCCGACAATCCGCAGAAGGCAATGATGCTGCTGCAGTTGATGCAGTTCCCTGAGGTCAACAGGCCAGAGCAGCTGGCTGAGGTTTACAACTTGCTAGAACTTGATGCAGGTCGATTTTTGACGCCGCAGGGGTCGGTAGACCCTAACGAAGTAGCGATGTCCAAGCAGGCCTTGATGACAGGCGGCAAGGGCCGCGAAATGGGCGGGTCGGAGACAGGTACGATGTTTGGCGCTAGGCAGCGTCCAGAGTTGATGAGGCCATCGCAATGACCTTTGACAAAGAGAAATACTATACCTACTTGAAAAGCCCTAAGTGGTATAGAATTAGAGATAGACGTAGACTTATGAACTTAGATAACGCCGGGGGTTTTTGTGAAACGTGTCTAGAGAAACCTGCTGTTCATTGTCATCACATTTCTTACAAACGAATCTACAGAGAAAGAATGTGTGACCTAGAAATGCTTTGTGAGGATTGTCACAAAAACGAGCATCCCCTTAAAGTAGCTATGGGTGAATGGTAAAGGTACGATGGAAATGAACGAATACGGCGAAAAAACCGGAACCTACGTCTGGTCGAACGAACTGAAGCGTCTCGTCAAAAGATCACCGCATCCGCGCATCGCTCCTACAACAGACGTCTACGTTCCGTCCGGCGGATACTACGACGAGAACCTCGGCTCGAACGTGAATGGCAAGTGGCAACCCGCGTGGATAGACTCCAAGGAGCAGAAACGCGAGTTGATGAAACGTGACGGCGTGGTGGAGGATGGCGGCTTCAAGTTCAATCCTAGAAGGAAATACTTCTAATGCCTTACAAGGTATCCGGCTCCACTGTGTACCACAAGAAAAACGGAAAGTGGAGCGTCAAGCAAAAGTGCAAATCACCTGCCGCCGCTAAGGCCGCAGTTCGACTACTATATGGCATTGAACACGGTATGACTGTGAAACGCTAACCTTGGGGAGAGAAACCTACCCCCTGAAGGAGAGCAAAAATGACCATGCAATACTCTCACCCGCATACTTTCCCCTTGGGGAAAACGGGTGGGCAAGCGATGGGCTGGCACATGTTCGGCCAATCCATCTTGGTTACAGCATCAACGGATCTGGTAAGCGTTGATCCCGAATTTATGCAAATGATTCAACCTGCCACAACCTGTTCTATCATTTCCAACACTACGAAGATGGAAGGCACAGAAGAAGTCATCCTGACGTACGTTGACGGAAACAGCCGAAAGCGCATCCAGAAAGGTGTGCTCGTCGATACAGTCGGAACTGTAGTCCTGACGGATGCAAACAACTTCAAGTTCATCGAGTCCTTGACCTCGCCCACACCTTGCTCCGGCAACATCTACGCACTCCCAGGTTCAACAGGCGCCTTCCCTGTGACGTATGTTGCCGCCTTCGAGCACGGTGCAACAACCTTCCACAAGTTTACTGGGGATCTCGTTTCCTACATCACCGAGTGGTGGGTAGGCTTGGAATTAGGCGACGTCTCCACCGAAACGGTAAAC